CCTGTCTCGTCGATGCCATGCGCCTGAAACACGTTCTTGGCCAGGTCCAATCCCATGACGTGATCTTCATCGTGAATGCTCCTCTTGCTGCTTCGGATGACAGGCCGGCATCATAGCCGCAGCCGGTGCGGGGGCGTCCACATCATCAAGACTGCTTTTTAGGAGGCGGTTTTGGCACGCGGCGACCTTTCGGATATGGAATGGCGGATCATCGAGGGGCTGCTGCCCACCGAACGCGGCAGGAAGTCTCGGCCCGCGCATGACAATCGGCAATATCTGAACGGCATGCTGCATGTTCTTCGGGTCGGCTGCCCCTGGCGCGATATGCATGAGCGCTACGGAAAGTGGAATTCGGTCTATATGCGCTTCCGCCGTTGGGCCGAGCAAGGCGTTTGGGATGCTCTCCTTGAGACCCTCGTCGAACTCGGGCTGACGGATGACTGGCAGCACATGATCGACAGCACCACGGTTCGCGGCCACTCGCAGGCTGCGGGCGCAAAAGGGGGACTTATCAGGAGGCTTTTGGTCGATCACGCGGCGGCTTTACGACGAAAATCCACGCCCGCGCAGACGGTCAAGGACGCCCTCTCGGCTTCATCCTGACCGGTGGCGAGGCTTCGGATTACAATGCCGTTCCTGATCTGCTGGCGATACCGGTCAGCAAACCGAGATTGTTTCTGGCCGACAAAGGTTATGACGGCGACTTCCTGCGTGAGGAACTGCTGATCCACGGCATCAGGCCGGTCATTCCACCAAAGGCCAACAGGAAGAACCCGCCTGCCTGCGACTTCCGGGCATACAAGGATCGAAACCGCATCGAACGGATGTTCAACCGCCTCAAACAGTTCCGTCGCATTGCGACCCGATACGACAAGACCCGAAAATCCTTCTCAGCATTCCTCGCCCTGGCCGCCGCCAAGATACGGCTGCCATACTTTGTCAACGGGACCTAGTAAGCCGCGTGGCTCATAAACCCCAGGCCTGCAACCAACACACAAAGCGGCCACACCGTTTCATCTTAGGGGCGTCTGAAGACGCCGGCTCTTCCTCACATGAAATAACAGTAATGTTGGACAAAAGCCTGCAGCCAAGGTGGCCAGCCGCGAGTGGCGTATTGTACAAGGCGATTGGAAGGCAGCATTCAGCCAGCCGCCTCCCATGTAACTAGTCCCGGCACCCCTCGAAAAAGCGAACCGATCGGTGCTACTCGCACAGAAACAGGTCACCATGTGCTACCGCGTCGTGGAATACGATTTAGCCTACGAGTATGCCCGGNGCGGCTGGGCTGGCTGGGGCTCGGTTGGCGCGACCAATATGCTCATTACGCTGGGAACCGGAGAGAGCGACGGCGCCTTTACCAAGGCTGTGTTCACCAATCTTTGCGGCTCTATCGCCGCCGGCTTTGTAGCCGCGTGGAAGCCGGCCGACGGGCCTGGAGCTGCGTCGCACATCAAGGCAATCGTCAAGTCCGGGAGCGTGGCCGCCGCCGCCAGCGCCTGCGGATGGGCGACGCAGGCGACTCTCAAAAAGACCGATTCCGAAATGTCTGCTGCGCACAATGCCATCGACAAGGCGAAAAGGACCGATAAGCCGAACTACGACGAAATCGTCGACGACAAGACAAAAGTAAATAACGCATTTCTGGCCATGGAGAAGAATTACCGCGATATCGCGCGCGCCTTGAACGATGCGGCGTATTGGTCGAGCGAATGGCGCAGAAACGGCTGCTCGACCCGCACGCAGTCCACACTCTGTGACGAACTCTGGGATAGCAGGGCCCGTGCGCAAGCGGCCGCTGAGAAGAAGCTGGTTACCTTCAACGATGACGGCAGGGATATGTCCGCCTACGCCAAGGAACTGGCTGCCGACGTGAAATCTTGAATTGCATTTGCCCGTTCGAATCTTCGGCCGGCCCATTGAAAGCAGTGGGCTGGCGTCAAAATCCAAGGATAAAAAAATGCCGATCTACGACTCAAAGGCAACAGGCAAAAAGAAATTGCTGCGCGTCCTTCTCGTATCGCTTACAGCTTTGGCGGTCCAGTCGGATGGAATTGCAGCAACGGCCGAGGTGTTGCCACAGATTTCCCAGCAGCAATCTCCTGCGATCCCGGATCAAATCCTCATGTCGAACAATGAGGAGTTGGCTGCCGACCCTCAAGCTCCCGTTCGATACGGTCTGTTGGATCCGGCGCAATATGCATTGCAGGCCAAGGATTACGGGGGGCATCCCGCCTACGGCGCAGCGATGCTGGCGCGGGTATGCGCCAACTATTTCGAATCTAAGAGCCATCACGACCAGGATCTGGCCGATGCCGCAAAACTGAAAAAAAGCGGCGACAGGAACTTCGAAGATCTTGTCGCCGCCACCGCTTTCAAGATCCGCACGATGGAGGTGCAGTGCAGCGGTGTTACCGCGGAAGACATCCGCAATTCCGGCGATTTGCTGCGCGAAGCCGCGGCCGCGGGGGATGTCAATGCCAAGGGTATTGTCTTGTTCGAGGATTTCCGCGCCGTAGATGCCGCCCGGGCCGAAGCCAAGTTGGCCGACAAGGCCTTCGACGTCAATCCCGCCGTTTACAAGGATTGGCTGAACGAAGCGGTGCATCTGACCGAACAGGGAAATCTGAGAGGCGCCCAGCTTGCCGCCTTGCTGACTGGCCTCAGCGCCTACGGGCAAAAAGACATGACTACATCGGCCATGTGGTCCATGGTCGCCCAACAATCCAATGGNTCAGCGCCTACGGGCAAAAAGACATGACTACATCGGCCATGTGGTCCATGGTCGCCCAACAATCCAATGGGGAGGCATTCGATTCCGGCAAATTCTCTTTCGAGACGGAGCCATACAACGAATTGAACGGTGCAGAAAGAGCCGCAGCCACCGTGCGCGCAAAGAGTGTTTTTGACAGTTGCTGCAACCAGCGTTCGGCGCAAGCCCAGGAGAAGGCTGACAGGGTGATCGCCGCACCGGAGCGCGANGTTGCTGCAACCAGCGTTCGGCGCAAGCCCAGGAGAAGGCTGACAGGGTGATCGCCGCACCGGAGCGCGAGGAAATCGGACAACTTCCGGCCCGCTGAATCACGGACGGCAGGCCGTTTGCCGCCTTCCGTTCTGACATTACCAGCCCGTCTCTGTTCGCAGGGGCGGGTTTTCGCTTGAGGAGACCGCTGATGCACTACCGCTTTGTGGAAGTGGAAGGGGAAGAAGACGACCTCGATCGTGTCGCCAACGAGTGGCGCGCGAAGGGCTGCGAGCTATTCCAGGCCGTCTACAAGACCACCTACCGGTGGGTGCTGATCTTCAGCCGCAATGTCGGCGTAGAGCAGCCCGGTAGCTCGTCAGCGTCATAAGCTGGAGAGCCGCAAGTCAAACCCTGTCGCCGCAACGAATCAGGGGTAGCTGGTAGGAACCAGCGCCTGCGTATTCGGGTGCCCCTCTATCGATGTTCGATCGACTGCGAGGATGCTCATCACGAGAAACATGAGGACGAGTATTAGTGCCATGAATGCGATGCCTGCTTTATCCATCCCCCAACACGATCTATGAATGCGAGCAAAGCAAGGCGACACCGGTGAAGTTCCCTCACCGGGCCTGTCATAGTTGATGGTGACAGCGCGAGTGGCGCACGGTATACGTGCTAAAGGGCATCGCTTAGCTCACGCCCTCCCATATAAAAAGTCCCGCTGCCGCTCGCCGAAGTGTACGGGCGGGCTACTCCCCACAAAGAGGTCACCATGTCCTATCGCGTCGTCGAATACGATTCAGGCCCCGGGGGTCTGCCGGGCATGGAAGCGCTCATCAACGAGTGGGCGGCCAACGGCTACCGGCTTGATCAGGTGGTCCGGAGATCGACATACCAGTGGCTGCTGATCTTTTCCTCGCTCAGCTGAACGCAAACACCAGCCACGCCTGCGTGCAGGCAGAGGCGATGATCACTGCGATCGCGATCCGTTCGACTGCTTTATCCATGGTCTCTAGCGTTCAAAAAGAATCCGTCTAAACAGTGGCGCATGCTCGAGGGCCACCGGCCTCCGGTAAGGGTAGAANTCAAAAAGAATCCGTCTAAACAGTGGCGCATGCTCGAGGGCCACCGGCCTCCGGTAAGGGTAGAAGTGGGGACGTCAATCACTCGACGTCGGCCTCAACCCGGACGGCGCCTCCCCATAGTATCTCAGGGAACTGTGGATCTGGGTTAACCCAATACAGACGACAGCGCTCCGCCAGTCGGGTGAAAAGCGGTTCGGGAACGTCTTCAAAGATTGCGCAGTCGCACCGGTGCCGGTTGGCGTTGTCGTCGACAGGAGCGACGCGGAAGATCCTACGGTTTTGCTTGAACCTGTCGCGAAAACGTTGAGCAAGCGCCAAAGTCTCGTTGAGGAAAACGACGGACCCTCGGCTGGGGGCGTCTGGCACCCAAGCGATCCTGCTCGCCTCTAGAGCGGATTCCCACATTAAGTTGCGGACCAGTGGGGATATCTGTGCGCCGGCCACGTTCACTTTTATCGACGGTTGAGAGGTCTCGATGATGCTTCTGCCGAATTTTCCTGGCTGGATTACGTCACCAGCCTGCCAGTCTTCTTCGCTCACGTGGAAATACATTGTCGCCTCAAGGTTAGCTCATGCCCATCCTGAAAAACGCACGGCACGAGAAGTTCGCGCAGGCCCGCGCGAAAGGCAATACAGTCGATGAGGCGTATGTCGTCGCCGGCTTCAAAGCCAACAGGGGAAATGCAGCACGTTTGAATGCAAATGAAAGCATTCAAGAGCGCGTAGCCGAAATCCAGGGCAAGGGCGCTCTCAAGGCGGAAGCGACCGTTGAACGTGTTCTGAAAGAGCTGTCTCGTATCGGCTTCTCCGATCTTCGCCGCGTGTTCGATGCGAACGGCAGGCTGCTTCGACCCGAGGAGTGGGATGATGACACAGCCGCAGCAGTCGCTTCGGTCGAAGTGGTGATCCGCAACATCGGCGACGGTGAGGTCGAGCACGTCCACAAGATTAAGGTCTGGGACAAGAACAGCGCCTTGGAGAAGCTCGCCAAGCACCTCGGTATGTTCATCGAGCGTGTCGAGCACTCTGGGAGCATGAGCCTCAATGTCTTGCCAGAGGATGCCGAACTGTGACGCATGCAGGTAGCTCGATTAACGGAGAAACAGCGAGAGGCTAATCGCCTTCTTGCCGGCCCGGCGCGCAACATCATGCTCCGCGGCGGGTCTCGTTCCGGAAAGACGTTCGTTCTTTGTCGGGCGCTGATCCAGCGAGCGATAAACGCTCCGGGTTCGCGGCACGTCATATTCAGGTTTCGGTTCAACCACGCGAAGACATCGGTCTGGTCCGATACGCTGCCCAAAGTTCTGGCCCTCTGCTTCCCGTCGGTTCGGGTGAGGTTTGACAAGACCGACTTCTATGTCGCGCTGCCGAACGGATCACAGATCTGGATAGCCGGCCTCGATGATAAGGAGCGGGTCGAGAAGATCCTGGGGCAGGAATACGCCACTCTCTACTTCAACGAGAGCAGCCAAATCCCTTGGGCATCCGTCGAAATGGCGATGTCTCGCTTGGCGCAGAAGTGCGAACTCGCTCCAGCGATCGCCGCCGCGACAGGCAGAAGGTACCTAGCCCTCAAGGCCTACTTCGACTGCAACCCGCCGTCTAAGCTCCATTGGAGCTTTCAGATGTTCCGGGCGAAGATGAAGCCGGGCACGAAGGAGAAGCTGGCCAAGCCGGAAGACTATGCCGAGATGCAGGTGAATCCTGCCGACAACTCGGAGAACCTGCCGCCTGAGTATTTCGAGGTTCTGGCCTCGATGTCCGCGGCGAAAAGGTTGCGGTTTGAGGCCGGAGAATGGGCCAGCGAAGTCAGCGGCGCTCTGTGGGCTCTTGAGGATCGCAAGGCGCCCGACGGGAAGCTGATGCCGGGAATAGACAGCCTGCGTGTCGCCAGCGCTCCTGAAATGCGGCGCATCGTCGTTTCCGTCGACCCCTCCGGTACGAGAGGCGATGGCGCGGGTGACGATATCGGTATCGTCGTCGCCGGCCTCGGCATCGATGGGCATGGCTATATTCTTGAGGATGGCACCTGCCAGTTGTCGCCAGAAGGATGGGGCAGGCGAGCGGTCGACCTCTACCATCGCCACCAGGCGCACCGGATCATTGGGGAACGGAACTTTGGCGGCGACATGGTGCGCTTCACCGTCTCGACGGCTGACAAGACCGCGCCCTTCAAGGAAGTTGTCGCCAGCCGAGGCAAAGCGGTGCGAGCAGAGCCTATCAGCGCGCTGTATGAGCAGGGCAAGGTTCATCACGTCGGAGACTTCCCCGACCTTGAAGACCAGATGTGCAATTTCACACCATCTGGATACCTCGGAGAGGGTTCACCTGATCGGGCCGACGCCTTGGTCTGGGCTCTCACCGAGCTGATGCTTGGAGGTTCGTCCTTCACGCTGACGAACGTTTAGGAGCGGACATGGCCAACATCATCGCGTTCGTCCGCGACAGCCTGACAAACATGGTCGCCAGCCTGGGTACCAGCCGGGACAAGGCTGCGGCTAACGTCTATTCGATGCCGATGCTCACCGACGAGGAGCTGCTCAACGCCTACCGCGGCGCGTGGCTTCCCAAGAAGATCGTCGATATCCCGGCATTCGACAGCATCCGTGCCTGGCGCGACTGGCAGGCGAAGAAGCCGCAGATCGAGGCGATCGAAGCGGAAGAGAAGCGCCTGAACGTCATGGGCAAGCTGCTGGAGACCCGCATCAAAGCGCGGCTCTGGGGCGGCGCTGCTCTCGTCATCGGTACCGGAGACAAGGACCTGACGGCGCCGCTCGACGTCGAGCGCATCACGAAGGGCGGCTTGAAATACCTCACGGTCATGACCCGCCGCCACCTCACGGCCGGCGAGATCGATCGTGACCCGGCTTCGGAATGGTATGGCAAGCCGAAGGTCTATCAGTTGAACTCGGCAGATGGTGCGCAGGTGGAGATCCATCCTTCGCGCCTGGTCATTTTCAACGGCAGCCAACAGCCGGACGAAGACATCGTAACGACCACCTATGCCGGCTGGGGCGACAGCGTCCTCTTGTCGGTGGTCGATGCAATCAAGCAAGCCGACGGTACCGCGGCGAACATTGCCAGCCTCGTTTTCGAGGCGAAGGTCAACGTGATCCGCATTCCGGATTTCATGCAGAACCTCGGCAACGCAGAGTACCGCGCCAAGATCCTCGAGCGCTATACGCTTGCGGCGACGGCAAAGGGCATAAACGGCGACCTGCTGCTCGACAAGGAAGAGGAATACGAGCAGAAGACGGCCAGCTTCGCCACGCTGCCAGAAGTCCTGATGTCGTTCCTGCAGATCGTCTCCGGCGCCGCGGACATTCCGGCTACCAGACTTCTCGGCCAGTCGCCGGCCGGCATGAACGCCACCGGCGAAAGCGACCTGCGCAACTATTACGACCGCTTACAGGCTATGCAGACCGTCGAGATGACGCCGGCGATGGCGCGCCTCGACGAGTGCCTGATCCGGAGCGCTCTCGGCTCTCGCGACCCGGACATCTACTACGAGTGGGCGCCTCTATGGGGCATGTCGGAGAAGGAAAAGGCTGACGTCTTCAAGACGAAGGCCGATGCTGCTCGGCAGCTGGTCGGAAGCGGTACGGGGCAGGAGATCATCCCGCGTGAAGCGGTGTCCGACGCTCTCGTCAATACCTTCATCGAAGACGGCTCGCTGCCCGGTCTCGATGCAGCGATCGAGGAGTACGGCAAGTTTTCTGAACAGGAGCCGGATGAGGAAGAGCGCGCCGCGGCAGCCACACAGGCATCTGCAGCAGTGAACCCGAGCGGCTGATCAAATGGTGGAGAAAATCACCAGGAAAAGACCGGCCCAGAACAAGGCCGACAACTCAGCCGCCAACAGGAAACCAAACGCGGTGTCGCTCATGAAATCCTCCGTAGGCAACCTCCATTGCCGAGAGGACTATAACGGACAGAAACCGGTCCCGCTACTCACTAAGACGCAAGTAGCGAGTAAACCAGGACGCAGACGGAACCCCAGAAGCCAACCATTACCAATGCCATCGCGGCAACCAAAACCTTCGTCACGACGAAACTCCACGACTGTTATGAACGTCCAGAACCTAGCCCGTGGCTGAAGTCTTGGTAACGGACCATGGTCTGATCTCGCTGCTTCGTTCGAATTGCCATTGCCGTCCTCACTAGGGCGGCTTCTCTTTTGAGGCAACCATGAAATTCACTGACTTAGCACCGATCGCGGGCACGCGGCGGACCGCCGACGGCTACCTTGTTGCTGACGTGCGCACCGCCCGCACTGGCATCCAGCTCTACGCCGGCCATGAGGTCGGCAAGCCGGAAATGGCAACCGTGAAGGTCTACCGGCCCGAGGATCAGGTCTTCGACAAGGCCAGCCTCGGCAGNCGCGCACAAGCCGGTGACGAGCGACCATCCGGACGAGGCGGTGACGGCCGATAATTGGAAAGCCCTTTCCGTCGGCCAGATCGGCGACGAGGTTGCCCGCGACGGCGAATTCGTCCGCATCCCGCTCATCGTCATGGATGGCGCCACCATCGGTGAAATCGAGGGCGGCAAGCGCGAGCTCTCCGCCGGCTACACCTGCGATCTCGCATGGGAGCCGGGCACGACGCCGGCGGGCGAGAAGTACGACGCCATTCAGAAAGATATCCGGATCAACCACGTCGCTATCGTGCAGCGCGGCCGCGCCGGATCAGAAGCTCGCATCGGCGACGGTGCGGGGAAGTGGGGCGTGAGCCCCGTCAACACCCAGATAGCAGATGAAAGGATACCGAAGATGGATCTGCGAAAAATTCTGGTCGATGGGCTCACGGTCGAGACGACCGATCAGGGCGCACAGGCCATCACCAAGCTGCAGAAGGACCTTGAATCGTCCGCTGCAAAGTTCGTCGACGCTGAAAAGGCACATCAGACGGCTTTGGTCGCCAAGGATGCCGAGCTGGCGAAGAAGGATGCCGAGATTGATGCTCTGAAAGGCAAGATCCTTTCCGACGCCGACCTCGACAAGCGCGTCCAGGCCCGCGCCGATCTCATCACCAAGGCGCACGCGATCGCCAAGGACGTGAAGACCGAAGGCCTGTCCGATGCCGCCATCCGCAAGGCTGTCGTCGTAGCCATGCTCGGCGATGCTGCCGTCGCCGGCAAGTCGGAAGCCTACATTGACGCTCGCTTCGACATGCTCGTCGAGGATGCCAGCAAGAACGGCGCCGATCCCTTCCGCACAGTCGTGCAGCAGGGCCTTTCGCAGGTCAGCGACGCCGACAAGGTCGTGACCGACGCCTATTCCCAGATGGTCGCCGACATGAAGGCCGGCAAGACCTCTGCAGCGGCCAACTAAGGAGGCGCTTCAATGGCTACCTACCAGACCACCTATGGCGCGGCTCCCGCAAAGGGCCTTGCAGGCCAGATCGCTTCCGAAGAGAAGTGCAACAAGGTCAGCCGCACTGTCGAGACCGCGGCTGGCATCAAGTTCGGCGCTCCTGCTCAGCGCGGTGCCGGGGCTTATGGCGTTGCCATCCTGTCCACCGGCGACTTCCTCGGGCTAGCGGTGCTCAATCCCGCGGTACCGCCGAGCACCAGCAATCCCGATGCCTATCCGCAGTACTTCACCGGCGCCTTCATGACGATGGGCACGATGTACGTCACTGCGGGTGCAACGGTCGCTGCCGGTGACCCGGTCTACTACCTGACCGCCAGCGGCCGGTACACGAACGTTGCCAACGCCGGCGCCAACCCGGCTATCCCCGATGCCTTCTTCGAAGAAGCGGGGACCGACGGCGCCATCGTCCAGATCAGCCTTGGCTTGCGCCATCAGGCGTAACGCTTCGCGAAAGGAACCCTGAACTATGAACCAGATCATCCGTCAGGCCTTCGCTGATGCACAGGCCGCGTTCCCCTTCGTCATCGCGCAGGGGCGCAATATCGAAACCCGCATCTACCAGCGGCGTTATCCGACCTTCAATTACGGCGCACACGTGCCCGTTGTGACGGAAGGGAACGCCTGGGCGATCGGCACGACCTTCTTCACCGTTGATACCGCCGGCGAGGCTAAGTTCCTCTCAGGCGCCGGTACCGACATGCCGTTCAACCAGGCTACGAAGGACATGGCCAGCCATGACTTCGCGATGATCGGCTCCGGCTGGGAGTGGAACCTCGAGGAGGTCAATCAGGCTGCCCTTTACGGCATCGACCTGAACGGCACCAAGGCCATGTCGGCTTCGGACAAGGTCGAGCGCCTGCTCAACTCGGTTGCCATGGTGGGCACGACCGAGAAGAACTGGACCGGCTTCGTCAACGACCCGCAGGTCTCGCGTGTCGACGTTGCCGCGGATGGCACGGGTTCTTCGACCTTCTGGTCGGCGAAGTCCAACGACCAGATCCTCCGGGACATCAACGACCTGATCTCCAGCGTCCGGGAGAACACTTCCGAGGTCGAATGGGTCGATACGCTGCGCCTGCCGCCGGAAGCGTTTCGCCTCATCGCCACCCGCCGTCTCGGCGAGGGCGACGGTCTCCTGACGCTTCTGGAATACATCCGCCGCAACAACGTCTACACGGCGGAAACCGGTCAACAACTCGACATTCAGCCGCTGCGCGAGCTCGCGAATGCCTCCCAGGACGGCGGCGGCCGCATGGTCGTGTATCGCCGGGATTCGGAAGTTCTCCGCTTCCACCTGCCAATGCCACGCCGCGTCCTCCAGCCGCGCCAGAAGTCCATCATGGGCTTCGAGACCGGCATCATCGCCCGTACCGGCGGTACCGAATGGCGCCTGCCCGGTGCTGCCGCCTACGGCGACGAAATCACCGCTCCGTAACCAGAGGATCAGTCATGAAGGTCACCAACAACAGCAAGGCGCTGCAGGGCGTCCGCTCCAATGGGCGGGCGGTTTACATCCCACCGGGCGAGACCCGCGACGTCGATCTCGAAGGTGTCGATCTCGAAAAGGCCAAGCGCCTTCGCTTCCTCAAGATCGAGGGCGTCTCCAAGGCTGCAAGCAACCAGGACGGCGACGGTCCGAAGACGGCACTCGAAGTGCTCGAAATGGCGAAGGACCAGAACGTGCAGTTCATGTCCTTCAAGTCGGCCGCCAAGAAGCTGCTCGGCGAAAAGACGCCGTCCACCAAGGACGAGATCATCGCCGCCCTCCAAGATCTGGCAACCAAGCCCGGCGCCTAAGCGCCGGGTTCTATTCCATCGGAGATTGACATGGCTGGATACGGCACGAACGACGGCTTCACGGCGTACGCAACCGAAGCCGGCTATGTCTTTCCCGATGGCACGACCGATGCCCAGAAGACCGCCGCACGTCAGCGCGGTTCTCTGGTGATCGATCGGTATGAGCCGAAGTTCAGCGGCCGGCGCACCGGCGGGTGTGCCCAAGAGCGCGCATGGCCGCGTACCGGCGCCACCACGTACTACGGCGAGGCGATCCCTTTGAACGAGATTCCGGTCGCCATCGTCAACGCTTCCTACGAGGCGGCTTTCCTTGAGTTTACGAACCCCGGCAGCCTTTCGCCAGTGGTGACCGGCACCCAGACGGTGAAGCGCGAGAAAATCGGACAGCTTGAGGTCGAGTATTCAACCTCTTCTTCAACGGATATCGACGATGTCGTCGCGCTCGCCACGCCTGTCGTCACCACGATCTACGGGCTCCTCTGGCCGTTCCTGACGCGAGTCTGGCCGGGTGCATTGGTGGTGTAGCTATGCCGGTCAGAATACGCCCAGAGAGATGAGCAACGAAACTGCACCGACGATTAGAACGACCATCTGAGCCATCTGCTTCATCGTAGAGTCGATCGGAAGCTTCTGCACGAGATAGAGCACCACGACGACGAAAAGAATTGTGACGAGGATGCTGATTGCGGCGGACATGTCCCCCGATCCTTGACAAAAGAGCCTTGCGGCATGAAGGCGTAAATATGGCTGAGCTCTCGAAAAGAAAGGGCGGAGGATGGCGAACCCGATCTATGCACGCCTGCAAGCGACGGCGCAGCGCCTCATCGGCAAGTATGGGCAAGCCGGTACAGTGAAGCGCGTGACGCCACCGGATCCTGTCTACGGCGGCGAGCCGGTTGTGACGTCCTACCCGGCCACGCTGGTCCCGATGGCCTACGAGGCCCGCTACGTCGACGGCACGGTCATCCAGACCGGCGACATGCAGATTTACATCTCCGCGGTCGGTCTGCCGACCGAGCCGACTGTCGGCGACGTCGTCACCGCCAACAGCTCGGATTACGCCATCGTTGCTGGCGACCCCAACAAATATGACGGCATCACGCCGGTGGTTTTCATCGTGCATGGGAGACTGGCACAGTGAGTATGCGTTTTGCCAGCGCCTGGTCCTTCTCGAAGGACCACCCCGCGATGCACAACCTGATCTCACGGCTGGTAGGCAACAAACATGTAGACGTAGACGCAGACCAGGATGAGTAACGCGGTACCGACGATGATCGGAGCCGAGTACTTCTTCATTGAGCCAGCCTCAGTGTATTAGCGGAGCCTTCTATAGCATGGCTGGCACGTCTCGCTGAGCAATTTCGGGAGCCAAGAAGCGGCCATTACTCCGCCTGCAGGTTGGCATTAGGTACTTGGAAGCAGTTCTGCGAAAGGCAACCGCATGACATTGGACGAGTTGCTGTCCACCTATGAGCCGCGCCTTGCCGCGGCATTTCGAGAAGCGATCGAGACGATCAAGTCGACGATTGTTCTCGCCCGCGTGGTCGAGCGCCTCGAGCGTGGCGACGTTAACGGCGCTGTTGAGGCCCTGCAAATCGAGCCCGAGGCGTTCTCCGCGCTTGAAATCGCGCTGCAGGAGGCTTTCAACGCCGGCGGCACCAATGCTGTCGGCGAGTTGCCGAAGGTCATGGACCCGCAGGGCAACCGCGTGATCTGGCGTTTCGGCGTCCGCAACCCTGTTGCCGAGGCGATCCTGCGCGACCTGTCCTCGACGATGGTCATGCACATCACCGATGACCAGCGGCAGGGCATTCGCCAGGCGCTGGAGCAGGGGCTTGCTCGCGGCGCCAATCCGAGATCAACGGCCCTTGACGTCGTCGGCCGGCAGAGCCGCGTCACCCGCCGCCGAGAGGGCGGAGTGATCGGCCTTACCCGGTACCAGATCGAGTTCATCGAGCGCGCCCGCGTTCATCTGGCGTCCGGCGACCCGGACCTGATGAACCGGTATTTCGAGCTCAAGACGCGCGACAAGCGTTTCGACCGAACCGTTATGGCAGCCATCAGAGCAGGGAAGCCGGTGACCGGCGAGGCGCTGGCCAAGATCATCGGCCGGCTGCGCGATAAGAACCTGCTTCTCCGCGGCGAAATGCTGGCGCGGACCGAGACCATGATGGCGCTCAGCTCCGCCCGCGACGAGGCAATGCGGCAGCAGAT